CTGGATCGCATTGGCACCAAAATGTCCCGGCTTATTGTCGAACTGCGCGAAACCAAGAAGCGGCTGAAGACCTACATTGCGCCTATGATGGACGGCAGCGAAACCGTCTATGACGACGGGCTTATGCACCCGACGCTGAACACGGTCTTCAGCGAACCAGGGCGCACGTCCAGCGAAGGCCCCAACGTCCAGAATTACCCGAAGCGCGACGGCGAAGCCAAGGAAGTCCGCAAGCCTGTCAAATGTAACGACGACGAGGTATTCGTTGCATTCGACCAGGGCCAAATACAGGCGCGCATTATTGCCATGGCGTCGAAGGACCCCGCCTTCACCAAGTCACTGTGGGAACGCTACGACGTCCACATGGAATGGGCCGAACGCATTGCCAAAGAATACCCGCGCATCATGGACCAGTACAAGGACAAGGAAAAGCCAATGAAGGCTTTCCGTGGTGACGTCAAAAACCAGTGGACGTTCCCATTGTTCTTCGGCGCGCAAATTAAAAGCGTTGCAGAATATCTGCATATACCCGAACACGTCGCCAAAATTCTGGTGGAAGAATTCTGGGACATGTTCCATGGCGTGCGCGACTGGCAAGAAGAACTGCGCAAGTTTTATCACAAGTTCGGCTATGTCAAGCTGCTGACGGGTGCCCGCGTGCGTGCGCCGCTGTCGTTCAACGAAATGATTAACTACCCAATTCAGGGCACCGAAGCGGAAATAGTGCTGGACTGCCACAACCGCATTTCGGAAATGGAAAGCAACCTGTGGGACCGCAGCCTGGACGTGGTGGACATTTCCAAACGCTTCCGGCGACTGGCAACGCAGGCCTATATGCCGTTCCAGCCGTCAATGATGATCCATGACGACTTGACCTTCCGCCTGCCGGTAAAGAACGTGGACCAGTACGCGGAAATTATTGTCCCCGAAATGCTGAAGAAGACCTTCCCGTTTATCAATGTGCCGCTGACCGTGGAAATGTCGGTCGGCCGTTCCTGGTATGACCTGGAAGAAGTCGAAAACTTCTCGTCCGACCAGTGGTACAAGACCGGCGAAGGTGGCTGGTAGTATGTTTGAAACATGAAGACCAAGCCGTTCTTTAAGGGTCCATTGATATGGCACGTTTCCATGCGCTGGTTGACGCGCAGGCACGACTGCACCTTGGCTGGAATTCAAAAGCGCTGCGGCGGCAAATGCTGCACGTCGGACAAGTTCTGGCCGCCGTCCGCGTATGCCCCGAAGTCCTGTGAACACCTTGGCGTCCATGGCTGCACCCTGACCCAGGAAGCGCGGCCGGTGGTTTGTTCGCTGTACCCGCTGCGCGTCGTGAAGGGCACGCTGGTGCTTTACATTCGGTCGACCTACCCGAAAGGGCTGTGCGCAGGCAACCACGGTAAGGGTCCACTTATCATTGACGCCCTGAAGTCGTCCTTGGTGGCGCTGTTCGGGCAGGAACAATATGACCGTGTGCGGAACGATATGCTGGAAGGGCGCAATTCCTTTTTCCAGCCGTCGCCAGAACTGGCCAAGCGAATTGAACGCGAAGAAAAGCTGGCGGTAGAAAACAAGAAATTCAAGGTGAATAAATGACGTCGCTTATCAATAAGTACCGCCCGCAGACTTTTGCCGAAGTCATTGGGCAGTCTGCCGTGGTGCGTTCGTTGAAGACGGTCATTAAGAAGCGCACCAGCCATGCCTTCCTGTTCACGGGTCCGTCTGGCACCGGTAAGACAACGCTAGGGCGCATCATTGCAAATGAACTTGGCGCGACCGACCCCAAGCAGGTTCGGGAATTCGACGCGGCGACCAACACCGGCATTGACGACGTGCGCGCCATTATGGAAACGCTGCGCTACAAGCCAATTGGTACGACACCAATTCGCGTCATGATTATTGACGAATGTCATGCGCTGTCGTCGGCTGCATGGAAAGCGCTGCTGAAGGTTCTGGAAGAACCACCGGAATGGATCATTTGGATCTTATGCACCACCGAACCGCTGCGCGTGCCGCCGACCATAAAGACCCGCTGTGCAGCTTATGGGCTGGTCGCTGTCGACAAGCAGACCATGTACGAATGGCTGTCCGACATTTGCGAAAAGGAAAATATCCTTCAAGGCGAAGAAGGGGAACGCATTGTCAACCTGTGCGTCAAGGAAGCCTACGGGTCGCCCAGGCAGGCGCTGTCTAACCTTGCGACCTGTGAAGCGTCCAAGACCAAGGCCGAAGCAGCAGGCCTGCTGGCGTCCGCTGACGCCACCCCAGAAGCCATTGAACTGGCCAAGCTGCTTATGAACCGTGGTACGTGGCTACAGGCCCAGCAGCTTCTGGTGGCCCTTAAAGACACCAGCCCGGAAAGCATTCGACAGACGGTGCGGGCCTACATTACCAAGGCCGCCCTGGGTGCCGACAAGGAAGCCCAATGGGCATACCGCCTGAAGGTCCTTAGCGCATTTTCGGAACCGTGTTTCAGCGGTGACGGCATCACCCCAATTCTGCTGGCCACGGCCCGCGCCATGTTTACCTGAAAGTATGTATAGCCATGGTCAAGCGCGAAAAAGCCCCAGTTGACGATACCCCGGCGAAACTTTCCGTCGAAGAACGTGCTGATGTGCGCTTCAAGGAATTGTCCGGCGAAGTAAAAATTGATCGCAATGACCTGGACACTATGCTGGTTGAACAGGCGAACCTGTTGCGCGAAGCTGGTGACCAGCACGCTTTGGCGGTGTCCCGCCGCGACTATGCCGACGCCCGCATGAAAGAAGTCAAGGCCGAATTGGACTTCCAGTTGCGGCGCGGCAAGGACAAGCTTTCTGAAACCCAGATCGTAAACCGAATTCTGACAATGGAACCGTTCCAGGAATCGCAGGAAAATTATTTGCGCTTCAAGCGCAAGGCGGACAGGTGGTTCGCTTTGAAGGAGTCGTTCCACGACCGTTCGTACATGTTGAAGGAACTGTCCCAGAAACAGTCAAACGAATACCGCATCGACAATTCAGGTGGTCGTGTGGTTAGGGGGGCACAAGAACGGGTGTCAGAAGAAAACAAAGACGCGGCGGGCGCAAAACGCTACGACCGCTAAAAGGAACTGGGTAATGGACTGCTTCATGTGTCAATATCTTATTGCGGTGGCTACCGTTGTGACGGTGTCGCCCGTGGTTGTAGCGACGGCCTATTATTCTGTCCGCGCCGCAGCGTTCGCGTGGTTTCGCACGAAGCGCGAACATTTGCATATAGTGCTGAACGAACTGAAAAATGGAGAACAACAGTATGGCGCGTGAGGAATTCGTATACAGGGGGCGCACGTCCGAAGACGTTGACACCCAGGCGAACCAAAGCGGTTCGTCGTTCGACAAGTTTATCAACGACCGCTTCCCGACCTGGAAGGTGGAAAAGGGCGACCGTATTGTCCGCATTCTTCCGCCGACCTTTGCCAAGACGAAGGAAGATCTGAAGAAATACGGCAAGCACTGGGGCTTGAAGGTTTTCATTCACCGCAATGTGGGTCCGAAGGACGGGCAATATTTGTGCCTGGAAGAAATGAAGGGTGAAGAATGCCCCATTTGCGAATTCGCCAAGAAGCTGGAAGCGGACGGCGAAAGCGACGACGCCTACAAGCTGCGCAGGCAGTTCCTGTACATTGCCTGGGTCATTGACCGTGACGACGAAAAGGCGGGGCCGCAGGTGTGGACGGTGCCGTGGACCCTGGACCGCGAAATTGGCGTGCGGTGCAAGAACAAGAAGACCGGCGAACCAATTCTGATTGACGACCCGGACGACGGGTTCGACGTCGAATTCCGCCGCGACGGCACCGGCCTTGGCACCAAATATATTGGCGTCAATATTTCTCGCGAAAGCGGCCCCATTCTGGAAGGCAAGCCCAAGACCCAGGCGAAGTGGCTTTCCTTCATTACGGAAAACCCGCTGACTGACGTCCTGAATTTCTATGACGCCGAATACCTGGAAAAGATCGTCAACGCCGAAGCGGGCGACGACGACGGCGACAAGCCTGCCAAGAAAAAGAAGAAGCCTGCGGCGGACGAAGAAGACGAAGACGAAACGCCCACGCCCAAGAAAAAGAAAAAGCCTGCCGCTGAAGAAGACGAGGACGAGGACGAAACGCCCCCGCCCAAAAAGAAAAAGCCCCCGGTGGAAGAAGACGAAGACGACGACGCGCCGCCGCCCAAGAAGAAAAAGCCACCGGTCGAAGAAGACGAGGACGAAACCCCGCCCCCGAAAAAGAAGAAGCCCGCGCCGGAAGAAGACGAAGAAGACGAAGACGACGACGTGCCCACGCCCAAGAAGAAACCGGCACCCGTCGAAGAAGACGAAGACGACGACGTGCCCACGCCCAAGAAAAAGCCGGGTGGTCAGAAACGCATTCCCGCCGACGCCGACGAGGACGACGACGAACCCACGCCGCCCAAGAAGAAGAAACCGGCACCCGTCGAAGAAGACGAAGACGAAGACGCCAGCGCCAGTGCCAAGGCGGCTTTGAAGAAGGTGGGCAAGAAGAAGCCTGCCGAAGAAGACGAGGACGAAGACGAAACGCCCCCGCCGAAGAAGAAGAAAAAGCCACCCGTTGAAGAAGACGAGGACGACGACTAATGGTAAAGCGCGTTCCGGCCCCGGCCGAAAGCGCAGAAGACGCGGGGGGTGGCGCATATTTCGCCGCCCCCACGTCGTCCCTGCAATTCATAAAGACAGGTTGTGTGAAGCTGGACTGCGACCTTGGCGGTGGTTGGCCGCTGGGGCGCGTGTCGAATATCATTGGCGACAAGTCGACCGGCAAGACGCTGCTGGCCATTGAAGCGTCCGCCAATTTCGCCAAGAAATTCGAAGGTAAAATTTACTACCGCGAAGCGGAAGCCGCGTTTCAGGTGCAGTATGCCGAAGCGCTGGGTATGCCGTTGGAACGCGTCGACTTCGGCAAGCAGACCTTCGAAACGGTGGAAGATATTTTCGAAGACCTGGAAGCCAAAATTGAACTGTCCCTGAAGAAGAACCGACCAGGGCTGTACATTATTGACAGCCTGGACGCTTTGTCCGACCGCGCGGAAAAGAAGCTGGCGTTCGACGCAGGCAGTTTCGGCGGCACCAAGCCCAAGCAAATGGGCAAGCTGTTCCGTCAGCTTATCAAGCCGCTGGAAGAAGCGTCCATTCACGTCATGGTCATTTCACAGGAACGCGACAAAATTGGCATTACCTTCGGGGACAAGACGACGCGGTCGGGCGGCCGGGCGCTGGACTTCTATGCCAGCCAAATTTTGAAGCTGGCCCACATTGCGCGCCTGAAGCGCACCATTAAGGGCAACGAACGGGTGACCGGCGTTCACGTCCGTGCCAAGGTCACCAAGAACAAGGTCGGCTTGTCGTTCCGTGAAACTGACTTCAATATCGACTTCGGTTTCGGTATTGACGACGTGGTCGCCAGCATTCAATGGCTGAAGGAAAGCGGTCGCCTGTCCGACGCCGACCTGACGGAAAAAGGTGCCAAGGACCTCATAACGGCGTCCAGGTCGTTCAACAGCGAACAGTATGCTGCTGAAGCCCGTCGCTTGGGTAAAATAGTGCGCGCAGTGTGGAAGGACATTGAAACCGACTTCTTGCCGAAAAGGAAAAAATACTAGATGAAGAAGGGCGGGGGCAAGCAGAAGGGGGCGGCCTTTGAACGTGCAGTATGCGAAGACCTGTCGCTTTGGGTCAGCCACGGCAAGCGTGACGACCTGTTCTGGCGTAGCGCCATGTCTGGTGGGCGGGCTACGGTCAAACACAAAACCGGAAAAGCCAACGTCACCCAAGGCGGTGACATTTGCGCGGTCGACCCTGCCGGACACGCCTTGGTCGGACCATTCGCCATTGAATGTAAATTCTATCGTGACCTGAAGCTGGACACGTCTTTTATTCGTGGCTATGGCCCGCTTATCGTGTTCTGGCGCGAAGCCGTCCACATGGCGAAGCGGCAGGGTAAAATTCCAATGTTGATTGCCAAGCAGAATGGGTGGCCTGTTCTGCTGGTGCTGAACGGTAAGGGCGCGGAAGAACTTTACTTGACCGATTGTGAAATACTCAAAAGCGTGACCAACAACAGAAGGCGCACGCTGTATGTATTCAACATGGAAGAAGTTCTGGCCACCCCGTTCCCGCTATGACCGTTCTGGTTGAAACCTGGGTTTCTATTCGTGGGTGGTCGTCCTACGAAGTAAGTGACCTTGGGCGCGTTAGATCGGTAGAACGGGTTGTTCTTCAAAGGAATGGTATAAAAAAGTTACTTCAATCGGTTTACCTTAAAACATTTGGTGACAAAGATGGCTACCATATGGTGTCGTTAAGTCAGGACGAACGGTTGAAGAAATTCAAGGTCCACACTTTGGTTATAGAGCATTTTGACCGTAAGGGGCGACCCGGTGAAGAATGCAGACACTTGGACGGAAACAATACGAATAACCGTCGTGTAAATCTTAAATGGGGTACACGGTTAGAAAATCAATCTGACGCCAGAAAGCATGGAACGCTTGGTCCAAGAAGTCCTGCTGCTGAAGCTTCACGAAAACGTAATTTGGGGGTTAAGCGTCCGCTATGGTGGCGTCAACGAATTAGTGAAGGGCTGAAAGGCCACGTTGTTTCGAGTAAAACAAGAAAAAAGATTTCAAACACGAAGCGTGGGTTGTTATGACTGTTTTGGTTACTTCCGATACCCATTTTACTTCGAACCCAAGGGACGCGAATAGGTGGGGGTTATTTAGTTGGCTGCGCAAGCAGGTCAAGAAGACCGGCGCGAAGCAAGTCCTGTTCCTGGGTGACCTGACCGACGCCAAGGACCGGCACCCGTCTGAACTGGTCAACAAGCTGGTTGCTGAAATGGTGGCGCTGGCGGAATTGGCCCAGGTCATTATTCTGCGGGGCAACCATGACTACATCGACATTGACAACCCCTTCTTCAGGTTTCTTGACAGCACCCACCACAATATCGTTTTCGTTCGTGAACCAACCGTTTTCGCCTTGGACGACGGCACCCACGACGGTGGTAGAACGCAACGGGAAGCATTGTTCCTGCCAAATACCCGCGACTATGCGAAGGACTGGGCTGGTATAGACCTGAAGGGAATGAAGTATGTCTTTACCCATCAAACTTATGCCGGGTCGCTTACGGAAAACGGTACGAAACTTGACGGCGTCCCTGCTGACTTCTTCGCGGGGTTTAAGGGACAGGTGTGGTCCGGCGACATTCATGTGCCACAACGCATCGGGGCAAATATTCAATACGTGGGTGCTCCGTACCGCTGCCATTTCGGTGACACCTATACCCCTCGCGTGGTTCTGCTTAAACACGGAAAAAGCGAAGACCTTCACTTCCCCACCGTAGCTAAGGAATTGGTGACCCTGCGCCGCATTGAAAAGCTGAAGGGCTACGACTTCCCGGAAGGCAGTCAGGTGAAGGTGCGTATGGAATTGCACCGTGGCGACTTCCCCATGTGGAAGGACTACAAGCGAACCATCGTTGAATATGCCACCAAGCATGCTTGGGAATTGTATGGCCCGGAATTGGTGGCGTTGCCGGACGACCGCACGCCCGACGACGAAAACGAAGCTGTCATGTCTGGCGCGGTGCGCAAGCCTGCCCAGGTGCTGCGGGCCTATGCGCACGAAAAGGAATTGGATAAAGAATTGGTCGCTGTTGGGCTGACCTTGTTGAAGGAAGCCTGACGTGGTTGAACCATTCAATTTTGTATCGGGAATGAAAGTCGTCGTGGTCAAGCCGCAGTCGGTGGCGCGCACCACGCGCGAACGCTGGCTGTCATGGCCATGGCGGCCGTGGGTTAGCCACCGCGTTGCCCCAGCCATGGTGCCACCAGACCGCAGTTATTTGGACACCGCACACAACACGCTGTACTGCGGCGAGCATTTCTATGACGAAATGCTGAAGGAAATGAAGCGGCATGAACGCAGGGGTTATTCAATAGGCGGCAAGTATGTCCCACGCCCTTGAATTCCTCTGGGTGAAGTTTTCCGACTTCAAGACTTTCACAGGCGAACACAAGGTCACGCTGGCGCTGGACCCTGGGCTGTATTTCTGGACCGGTAAAAACAAAGCCGAACCGCAAATGGGTGCCAACGGCGTCGGCAAGTCGACGGTGTTCGACGCGCTGTTCTGGTGCTTCTGGGGCAAGACCATAAAGGACAGCCGACCGGCAAACGCGGTGGTGCCGTGGAATGACGCCAAGGCCGCGCCAGCCGCCATGGTGCGCTTCCGCCGCGACGGCGTGTCTATGACTTTGATACGCACGCGCAAGCCCAACAAGCTGGTCATTCGCACGACGCCGACGAAGAACGGCAAACGTATCGAAACCTTCGACCGCGAAATTCAACAGGAAGACGTGTCCGGCATTCTGGGCATGAACGAAGAAACTTTCCGGCGCACAATTCTGATTGGACAGTTCGGGACCATGTTCCTGGACCTGAAGCCGGAAGCCCAGTCCGCCATGTTCAGTGACGCGCTGGAACTGGACCGTTGGCTGCGCGCCGCCAAGCTGGCGGGGGCCAAGGCGACCGTTCAAGAAGACCTGCTGATTGCCACCGACAAAACCATAACCGGCGCTGAAGCGCGCATAGAAGAATTGCGGACCCAGCGGGCCGAAGCGAAGGAAGAAGCCGAAGCCTGGGAAGTCGAACACGCCCGCGCCGCCACCAAGGCTGCCAAGGCCGTCGACGCCGCCCAGGCGTCCCTGGACGCCCTGGAAGCCAAGCCCGCAGCGAAGTCTGTGCTGGCCGCCCGGCTGCAAGGGGTACGTGACGCCAAGCGGGCGGCAGGGGCCGACGCAAGGGCCGCTGTGAAGCGCTGTGACGCGAAATTGAACCAGTCCAGGGGTGCTGCCCTGGTCCTGGTGACCGAATTGAAGGGGCTACGCGACAAGTTGACGCAGTTGGACGAAGGAACCAAAGACAAGACCTGCCCAAGCTGTGGTCAGAAGGTTTCGGGAAAACACCTTGCCAAGGAAGTCGCGGCCGTCATTGCGGAAGTGGAAAATACTCAAGAAGCCATAACCGCTGCCAATGAAATAGTTGCGGCCGACCGCGAAAAGAAAGTCACCGCCGAAGCTTTAGTAACCGCCATAGAAGAAGAAATAGAGAACCTTGGCGACCAAGTAGCTGAAGCGGAAAAAGCCCACACGGAATGGAAAGGTCAGCGGGACACTGCCCGTGCGGAATTGGACGCCGCCAAGGCAGCGCTGCGCCGTGTGAAAAATGACGAAAACCCCCATACCGAAACAGACGCCCGACTGCTGGAACGCATAAACAAGATTAAAGAAAGCTTAAAGGAAAGCCGCGCCGCGCGCACCGTCGCAGAACAGGCAGCCGGTTCGTACAAGTATTGGGCCAACGCTTTCAAGGAAATTCGTCTGGGTCTTATTGACGAAGTCCTGAAGGAACTGGAAGTCGCCAGCGCTGCCCACGCCGAACGCCTGGGGCTGGTCGACTGGGACATAAAATTCCAGACCGAACGGGAAAACAAAAGCGGCGACACCAGCTATGGCTTCAACGTGCTGCTGTTCCCACCAGGGCAGAAAGACCCGGTGCGCTGGGAAAGCTACAGCGGCGGGGAAGACCGGCGTTGGCAGTTGGCGGTCACCTTTGGCCTGTCGGAAGTGCTGCTGGCGCGGGCAGGCTTGACGTCGAACCTGGAAGTGCTGGACGAACCGGCGCAGCACATGTCGCCCGAAGGTGTCGAAAGCCTGTTGGAAAGCTTGGCCGACCGTGCCAAGGAAAACGGCAAGACTATCTTTTACGTCGACCACCAAAGCCTGGACCGTGGCTACTTCGACGGTATATTTACGGTGGTGCGCGACAAGGAAGGTTCAAGGGTTCAATGACGAAGTGGGAATATTTGACGCGACACCTTAGCTATTTCGGTCTGACCCCGTCGTTGGCTATGAACGAATTGGGGAAGGAAGGTTGGGAATGCTGCGCCGTGTTGTGGCCAAATTCACCTGACCCGCAATTCTATTTCAAACGCGAAATACAGACGGAGAAAGTCAATGACCAAAGCTGAAGCAGAAACATTTGACCCCGCCACTGTATGCTCGGAAGGCCCATTCGAAGTCACGCTGAAGGTGGGTATGCGCACCAGGGAAGGGCAAATTGGCACCGTCGAAGTCGGAATGGGCCACGGTCGCACGCCGACGAAAGAAGACATCCAGGAAGCGCTGACCAAGGCATTCAATTCGGTGGCCGTGCAGGGCATTGAATTCATGAACAGACACGACTACCTGAATTACCTCATGTCACCGAACGTGAAGGTTGCGGTTCCCGGTCCCGAAGAATTCCCGAATGCCGATAACTGGCGTGTGCTTGCGCAGAAGCCTAGCGAATAGTAAAACCCCCGCGCGCCCGTGGTGTGCCTGCTAGACAGGCAGGGGACCTTCGACCCCCGCACCCGGCGCAACCATTTCATGATAACTTGGTTAAGCATGCGCGTCAGCGTATGTTTAGCCATGTCGAACCAGGGGTGGTTGAAATGCTTATGAAACCGGTCATTACCGACGCCGAAGCAATCGCAGAACGAAATGAATTATTGGACCGCGCTATCCTTCTGCTGAAGCGGAAAGGTTGGTGTCAGGGTCAGGCTACTAATTTCTGGGGCAACCTGTGCGCCATTGGTGCGCTGACGCTGGCCGACATAGAAGTTCAACAATGGGCGGTACACAGTAGCCGCAGCTATGGCCACGCGGTGGACGCGGTCCACATGACCATAGGCAACGATTGCCTTCCCAACTGGAACGACGACCTGCCATTCTGGGGTGGCAAGAAGAAGGTCATAGCCGCGTTCGAAATTGCCAAGCTGGCACCGCTGGGGAATGACTAATGGCATTCTGGGACCAATGGGTGAAACCCAAAGAACCGCCGCCCGTCGACCGCACCGCGCGCCAGCTTATAAGCGGCAAGCCGGTTCCACCGGACGAAAGCCACAAGAAGCTGAAACCCAACGGCATGCAGGAAGACTATATCGTCTTGACGCCTGAAGAACGCGACAAGGGCTTCGTGCGACCGCTGCGTCAGGTCTACACCCATAAGACGTGCGGACAGGATACGCGAATGTCATTGGCAATTGCGGAAACCTACGCCCGCGACCCATATTTCTACAGCGGCACGTTTTGCTGCACCTGTGGACTTCACTTACCCCTCAAAGAATTTGTGTGGAAAGGAACCAACCAAAATGTCGGAAGCTAACCGTCGCAAACTTGCTGCCGCGTTGTGTCTTACCCTTATGGCAATTCTGTTGCCAGCCGCCCTACTTGGCTGGTTGCTGCGCTTGGTGGGTGGGATCATTGATCTGGTTGGCCAAGGCGTAAATCATATCGTGCTTGGTTTATACCACCCATTCGAAGACGTGGTCGAAACGAAACTTGGCGTCGACGCCGACCGCGACCATGAAGCGTGGCGCATGCGCATGTACGAAGACCGCATGGAAAGGGAACGGCTGAATGGGAACGTCGACCTGACGGTATGACGACCACGGCCGACATTACCGCAGCCATGCGGGAAACCTATAAGCAGCCGGAATGGGCGCTGTTCTTCCAGGTGGCTGACGGCACGGGGGCAAACCAGCGCCGCTGGGCCGACGCGGTGGCCATGAACATGTACCCGTCGCGTGGTCTGGTAATCAACGGCTACGAATTCAAGGTCAGTCGTGGCGACTGGAAGCGCGAACTGGAAAACCCCAACAAGGCCGAAGCGGTAGCGAAGTATTGCGATTGCTGGCACATTGTCGCGCCCAAGGGATTGGTCAAGGACTTCGAACTGCCTGCGACCTGGGGCCTACTTGAATTTGAAGACGGCAAGCTGCGGCAGAAGGCCAAAGCCACGCAGAACGAATTCGTCAAGAAGCTGGACCGGCAGTTCGTCGCGTCAATGATCAGGTCGACAGCCAAGTACGACGAAAAAGCGCTGGACGTCAAAGTTCAGAAATTACTCACAGAACACCGCAAGCAAGACATGGAATATTTGGAAGCGCAGGTGAAGAAGCGCACCCAGCACGCCACTGAAGTGCTGTCCCGGCATGAAGCCTTGGCTGCCGCCATGCGACACCCCGACTATGGCTACAAGTCGGAAGAAGAATTCATCAACGCAATTCAGGTCGTCATGCGTATGGGTGTAGGTGGACCCTATGGCATTTTGGCCCGCATGGAACAGACCAGAAAGGACTTCCATGAAGTCGTGGAAGGTTTTACGAAATTGGGGTTCACAACGGAAAGGCAGGTGAAGAAGAATGCCAGAAGTAGGTAAAGCAATAATCTATGTTGACGCTTACGGCAAAGAACGTGCAGCCATTGTTACGCACGTCGGTATGCCGGGCAAAGCCGACACATGGATAAATGTTGCCGTGGTCAGCACTGACGAAAAGCAGACCGACAGCTATGGCCTGAAGATCGAAAGGCACACGTCTGTTGGTTGTTGGCGTGAAGGCTGGACCGGCAATTACTGGAAAGAATAGGCATAGCGTAGGCTGCACACCCAACCCAAAAGCGACGGTCACTACAGCCCTGGAAAGGTTAGCATGAAAATTGATGCAGGCGACGTTGTTTTGAAAATGGAAGCCACGGCCGAAAAGGTCGTAGGCCGCATGACCCACAAAGCCACCGGTCTGTTCTTGCCGTTCGAAATAGTCGACGTGGAAAAGACCCATGAAATTCTGGACGCCACGCTGACTGAACTGGAAAAGCGGGTCCAAAACGAGTGGCATTACGGTGGCGTGCAATAATGAGCGAACGGTACACACGGGTGACCTGCCGCTTGCTGCGCAAGAACGCGCGCAGCTTCATAGTGGAAAACGGTGGCGGCGAAGAAGTGGTGGTCGGCCGGTCCTGCGTTCATGGTGTGGACGAACAGGAATTGTCCGACGCGGACGAAGGCGACGAAGTCACGTTCCGCGTCATGGAATGGTTAGCGGAGAAGCATGACCTATGACATTCAACAGGACGCCAAGCCTTATGGGCCGCCCGGTCCACACCGCCAGCATTGCTGACGTGAACGGGCATAACTGGATCATTCGCAAGGCCGTGACGTGCTGCATGAACTGCGGCTGCCCGCGCCACCCGGAAGAACCGACCGACACAAGGCACAACGAACCCTGCCAAGGTCCGACGCGCCTGGACGCCGACAGCATGACAGGCACGCCATGGAAGTGACCAACCTGACACGACGCGGACTATTGGGCGCATTCCTTGCAGCCCCGGCCATTGTTCGCGCCAGCAGCCTAATGGCCATGCCGCGCGCCCCGCTGTTGTTTGACCCGAACTCAATAACAGCCACGCAAATTGCTGTCGGGACCCTGAAAGTCGACCAAATATTCGTTGGCGACGTAATCCAATACGCCTTCGACTACAAGCGGAAATTGGTCTGGTACAGAACCAGCAAAAGCCAATGGAACGGCGACCCCGACAAGGGAATAGGCGGCGAACCAATAAATAAACTCAAAGGTTTCATGTTTTCACGGCGTGACCTGGGAAGGGAAAACCCAAGTCGGCACCAAAATACTTAGAGGGTAAGTCACATGAAAATTAAGCTGAAGTGGGAAGTGAAGGGTAACAAGGGCAAGCGTAAGCCCAAGTATGTCGATGTGAAGGTCGGCAAGGTCTGGCTGGAAAGAATTGAAACCATAACCCCAGGCCACCCCACCCCGAATGAATTCTTCTTCAGCGGCCCTGGTGGAATTAACGGAATGCTCGTCCTGCACCAGGACCACAAGGGCAGGGACATACGCATAGACACAAATGAAAACGTGCGGGGAATAGAATTCTGGGCCACGCAGAAACCCAGGAATGGAATACTGACCAAGTTAAAGCTGAAGGGCGGAAAGAAGCTGGCCAAGGCACTGGACGAAATGGGCAAGAAAGCCATGGACAGCATAACAGCCGACAAGAAGCGTGGGCTAATGCACGTCGACGTGAAACCTGGAATAGGACCTGTCACCGTGGTTCATAGGAAGCCCAGGAAAAGGAAGCTGTCCAAGGTGCAGAAAGCTGCCAAGAAGTTCCTGGACGTAGGTAATTAGCCTCAAACTTCAATTTTCGCATGGCTAACGACAATGGACCAAGAAGGCAGGCCCACATACCGCACAATACGCGCATTACGCGGCAAAATAGGAGTCTATGACCTAATGCCAAAGCGTTTGCGGGAAGCAATAGCTAACAGTGCGTCCGGTGTGAATGACGAAAACCTAACGGTAATCTATAACGTCTACTTAACAAAAGGCGAAAACGCCGCGTGTGTATTGGTTGGGAAGATACAGGACATTGTCCACGATCACTTCCAACAAAAGGGGCTTGAAATTGGGCGGACTAAGAAAGAATGAAATGGGCAGCACGGTCGAACGCATGTTGCGCGTTTTGACCACGATAGACTTAATGAACAAAAACGCATGCGCTTCAACGTCAGCAGCAGAAGTCGGAAAGGTCTGCACCTATAACCAGAATTCCACGCGCGCTTACATTACGTGGCTTCGACAAAGCGGGCTGGTCGACAACAGCGCGGACAAGAAGAACTTCCGCGTCACCGAACTGGGCAGGTTGGTGCTGGTGGGCGAAATGGAATTGCGCACGAACGGCCGCACATTCCTGGTACGTCAGAACAGCCACAAGGGCACGCTACGACCTGTTGAAGTGGTGAAGCGCGAACCTGGGCGTCTGGTGGGTGGAATAGCCAAACCGCCACCGGTCGCAGACGTGAAGCCTGAAGAAAGTATAATCACGCCGTGGGACCCCAAGCACAGTATGGTTGGTCATGCGTACCACCGAAGGCCGAAGACATGAATTACGACCAGCACGTCTACGAACTGACCACGTTCCGCGTCCAGCAGCGGGTGCTGAAGCCTGACCAGTTCCTGGACGACGTGGTGGACCCAGGCGTCAACTTCGATAAATGCTGCAAGCAAATACAGCAGCAGGTCGCCGCCGAACTGTCCAAGCCGGAAAACCAGACCGCGACCGGGCAGAACGAATACTTCCACGCCCAGGCGCGTGACGCCTTGCGCTGGTGCTTCGACAACAGGGCACCACACCTGCTGACGCAGAAGGTGCAAAGCTGGCTGCTGGCGACATGAAGCTCGACTTCAAAGACTGGTCTGCCGAAAAGAAATACGAATGGTATTTGGAAGAACGACTGCGCCTGTTGTCGACCTATACCGGTGGACGCATATTCCCGCCGCCATGCCCACCGCCCTGGGACGAAGCAGCCATGGACGCATACCATGCAGCCTACGGCACTGATAACAAATGGGACGGACGTTATGACCGGCGCGGCTACCGTGGCTTGCGGCCATGGCATTATGTGATGGCATTCGCTATAGGGTTCTTGCCTGCGCTGGCGCTGTTGTGGGTGTTGTTCTATGCCTGAATTTATCGTAGCAGGAACTGGGCACCGGCCCGACAAGCTTGGCGGCTACGGCATGCTGGCGACCGAACGCCTGAACAAGTTTGCGCTGCGTTGGCTGACCGACCACCCGAACGCCACCACCGTTATTTCAGGAATGGCCATAGGCTGGGACCAAGCGCTGGCGTGCGCCGCGCTAATTAAGCAACGCAAACTGATATGCGCCATTCCATTCCATGGACAGGAAAAGCTGTGGCCTGCCATGGCGCAGCGGAAGTACCGGCGAATACTCATGGAAGCCGAAGAAGTGCATTACATAAGCGACGGCAAATTCCCAATACGCGACATGCACCTTCGCAATAAATGGATGGTAGACCGTTCCACACACATGCTGGCGCTGTGGAATGGCAGCGCAGGTGGAACAGCAAATTGCATTCGCTACGCCAACGACGTCGGCCGCCCGGTCATAAATTTGTGGGACCAGTGGCATGCCGAAAGTGTGGAATAAATATCACCCAGGCGTGCCCAAGGAAGCCATAAGCGTCATGCGCGGCCAAGGCCCATACGGCAACCCGTTCATAGTGGGAACCCACGGCGACCGCGACGAATGCTGCGACCTGCACCAGGACAACGTGCTATACCATGCCTCGCTTGACGGCGTGGCTGCTATTGAAAAGCTGCGCGGACATGACCTAGTGTGCTGCTGCAAGCCGAAGCGCTGTCATGGGGACTTCCTGTTCGTGCTGGCAAACACAGACCCGTTTTGACCACGAAATGACGCAATACATAAAACAGCGCTATGACTGGGACTGTGGTATCGCCGCTTTAGCCATGGCGTTGAATGTGGTCTACGAAGCCGCGAACAGAATGCTTGGCATGCCGCTGACAGGTATACACGAAGAACACCTGTTCCAGGCGCTGATAGAAAACGGCTACGCATACCAGCGCAAATATGAAAATTATAGCCTGCCAGCAATGCCGCAGGTTCATGGACGCGACAACTACAAGAAGCGCGTGCCATGGCCGTGTGAACCATTTGCACCAGCGCACATTGTGATGCTACAGGCGACCAGGGACTGGCACTTTGTCGTCATGGACAAGTCTGGGCATGTGTACGACCCATGGAATGAAAAGCGGGAAACCTTGGCAGACCCGGATTATAAAAAGGTGTCGTGGGTGCTGGGCATTTGGAAAGTCGAACCGTGGGTAAAATAAAGCGCGTCAAAGCCCCGAAGCAGAAGTCCATATTGCTCAAGGGCAAGCACTATTACCGCAACCAGGAAGAAGCGGCGGCAGCGCGCAGCGCCATGGAAAGTTACGCGCCGCAGAAGGAAGACTACGAACTGGTCGAACTAATGGCCGCCAACAAGATCAAGAAAAGCGACATAGCGCACCACTTCCGCATTTCCGAAACCACCTTCGACCAGCATTTTGGTGACCAGTTCGCGCGGGGCAAAATGCGCGCCAACATGAAAGTGACGCAGACTCTGTTTCACGCAGCGACAGGTCATGAAGGTCTGTACGATAAAGCAAAGCGCAAATGGGTCGTGCGTCCACGCGCGCCTGACATGACCGCCGTCATTTGGTGGGACAAGACGCGCGGCGGCTGGTCTGAAAAGCAGGAAGTAAAGCACACCGGCAACCAGCCCAGGTCCATGACGCAGGTCGTCATATACCTGCCGCCCAATGGGCGCGAAGCTGGCGCTGCTGGCGACCCCACCTTCGTGACAAGACCGCGCCCGGCGCTGATAGACGCCAAGGCCCAGACTGTTAAGGCCAAAGCTGGAACCGGGTAATTTTTCCTGCTATAGCCGCGTGGTCCACGGGTTTCCCAAAATAGCCGTAGAAACTAAGCGGCACCGAAGGCATAGGTTTCCAACCGTCTTCCAAAGGAGAAATGGCCCATGGCCAATTATGCAGTGAATAACAAGAACGCCGGTACGCAGCAGGCGATTTCTTCGAGCTACAAGACGCTGGCTGCGCTGTTCAGTTCGGCAACCGTTCGTCGCGGCAAGCTTTACGACTTCATGTTCGGGACCAACGGCACACCGGCCGACAACCCGATGGAATTCGACATTAGCCGCATGACCGTCGACGGCACCGGCACCGCCACCACCCCGAACCCCTTGGACCCGGCCGACGCTGCGGCGCTGACCACGTCCAAGTCGAACTACACCGCCGAACCGACCGTGACTGCCGCGTCTTCGGTCTTCTACCTGGGCATCAACCAGCGCGCGTCATACCGCTGGGTGGCTGCACCGGGCAGCGAACTGGTGTGGCCCGCCACTTCTGCCAATGGACTTGTCATGCGTGCGTTGTCGACCGGCTACACCGGCACGGCGACCGCCGAAGGACTTTTCCAGGAACAGTAAAAGTCTGTTTGGAAGGCGGACGAATACCCAGGGCGCGTTGCCCTGGGTCTTTGTCATTCTGGGGTCACGCATGGTTTTCCTAATCAAAGGTTTGAAGGAACGCGGGCAAGGCACAGTCACGGACGAAGACGGCGAACACCGCCATTCGACCTTCACCTGTGCCCACTGCAACACGATACATTTCGTGCCAGTGCGTGCTGCGCCTGAAGACCTTGGTGGGCTGTGCAAGCTTTGTATGGGCCTGACCTGTCCGAAATGTACAGGCGGTGCCTGCGACCCGTTCGAAGAAAAGCTGCGCCGCATGGAACACCGCGCAGCCGTCCACAAGGACATGGGCTTGGAGTAACCAGGGGTGGTGTAAAATGGACATGAATGCGTTCTGGGCAAACGGGGTTCTGACCGTCACCTGGGATACGCCATACAGTGTCCAGGAACGACAGCCCGACAGTGACGTAGTGGTCCGCGTCATTGAAGAAGGCCAAGGCCCGGTCACCAAAGACCTGCCAATAGACCTGACCGACCCCGCCAATGAAATAGACGTGGTGGTCCCCTAATGGCCATTTCGCGCATAGGCGCTGTTGCTGCTGCTTCGACGTCGCTAACCCCCACAGCGGGTTTGGCTGGCGACGTCATGGTTGCCTTTGCGTACCGGTCCAGCGCCGCGACCGTTCCCACCTTGCCAGCCGGTTGGACGACAATTGCATCAGGTAGCGGCAACACCACCGCAGGTTTGCTGGCCTATCATTTCTGCACCGGCACGTCGGACACAGCGACAGGCTTCACAGGCGCGACCCAGCTTGTCGTAACGAAATACCGTGGCGTGCTTGGTATTGGCGCTGTCGCTTCCAGCAATGCGACCGGCACCAGCATTGCCTACCCTGCGCTGTCGTCCATGGTCCAGACGGGTGGCAAGTCTTGGGTCTATG